GAAAGCGGTTAAAGCACAAAAAGAATTGTACGCTGATGGCCTGGTTAACAAGGCGTTAATGGAAGCAGTACAGTTAGAAAGGGTTAAAGAGAATGCTCGCCATGAATGGGAAAAAACCGATCTCAGAGACAAGCTCTCGTCTACGAAGTCGGCTGTTATCAAGCGGCCAAAGGCTTATGGTCGTGTGTCTTCTAACCTTTGGCGTCGTGAAATGCGGCTCTCCTGTCTCGCTTCTGGGGGTGACGTACGCTCCTGTAAAGTCCCCAGCATCAAGCGCCCAAAGGCCAAACCCCGTCGTACCGTTCCGCCCCGTGCTGGTCCCCATGTCCGTACTGATAGCCGAGGGAAAAAACCCTGATGAATTTATATGCGTTTCACACGCTGACAGCATTGAAATCCGTATTCGGGAAAAGGTGTGGCGTCAGTTCGCCAAGCAATGTTTAAAGAACCACGATTACTATGAAAAGTTAAACGCGCCGAAGAAGAGCAAGGACGAGAAAATATAAATATACCAAAAAGCTTTTTGCTCTTAGGAGGCTATTCGGTTAAGCCGCCAGAACAATCGTTTGTGCTGTAAATAATTTTTGAATTATCCGAGATTTCAGTATCCAGAAGGTCATTTTCTCTGCTTGCCACTCTGTCCAGCCATCTTTCCATCGATGTTTGCACCTTAATTTTTGCTGCTTCTTCCGATTTCTCAGGATCGGAATTTAAGATATGTAGGGCAATTGATTGTCGTTCTTTTCTAATTTTCATTAGTTCATCAACATTCACTTCCCAATGAAAAAAGGTAGATATTGGATAGGGTAGCGAGGAGTATGCTCTAGTCAAATACCGGTTGTTAGCAGCTTCTAAAATTGTGGCATGGAACAGTCTGTTAATTTTTAAATGTGCGCTTCTGGTTGTCAAATCATCGTATTTTTCAGCTAAATTAGTTAGTCTTTCAGCCTGTTTTTTTGTTCTTCTTTGTGCTGCCAACCTAGCGCCCATCGAATCGAGCGTTTGTCTCATGTGATAAACGTCTTGGATCATCTGGCTATCGATGACTGTAACGATTAAATTGCCGTAGCGGTCATAGCAAAGAACATCTTTTTCCACCAATCGCCGCAAAGCATCTCGAACTGGTGTTCTGCTTACGTTAAGCCATTTTGAAATTTCGGCTTCATAAATTCTTTGGCCCTCGACCAAGTGCTTTTGACTAACAGCATCTTGAATTTTTTCGTAGACAACTTCAACTAGCGGGGTTCTCAGAACTTTTAAATTAAGTGGCTCCCCGGTTTTTTTGTCTGTTTTGACTAAATCATTATAATGCAAGAAATTATTATTCGTAAAATTCTTACTTTCCATCTTTTTTATCCCCCCTTAATTAACTATCATATTGATCGTTTGTTTTAACTGCATTAAATAGATTTTCGTATCCATCGGCAAGCTTTGCCTTTGCCTTTTCAGTTTCAGGACTAGAATGATCTGCGTCATAGGCTTTTTTAAAATTAAGCTGCCGGCGTATTAAAGAATTGGCAGAATCGCGAATTTGCCTTAATTCTAAAATCTCCTCGTTACCATCAGGAACCAAGGTGATTGATCTGGGAGAGCCAGGAATTTTTGTAATATAATTACGTGTTTCAAGCTGCTCAATTATCCGGTGAATTTGTCTAATAAACGGCAAATCCAGAATTTTCATCATTTCCCTGAGTGTTGGTGAATAGCCATGCTCTTTGATAAAAGCCCGAATAGCATGATAAGCTTTAAGCTGATTTTGCGTGAGCGAAGCTTTCATCTCTTTCTGCCCCCCATTCCTCTATTAGCGCGGTCTCGATTAGTTTCAGCGCATCCTGTCCCTCCTGTATTACGAGCCTCAAATTGTCTCTCACAACCATAAGCTCGCTGGCCGTGATCACAGTAGCCTTTGCCATTGCATCGTGCCTTTCAGAAAAATAGTGGAATGAGCAGGATCGCCCAACAGAAAGCCGCCGCACCAAATGATGCAGCGGCTAGTTTTAGGACGGTGAGGCCCTGGGTCTTTAAACGAACATAATAACGAACATAATCGTTTTTGTTGGTCCCGCTAAGTCCTTGATTTAATGGTGCACCCGGCAGGACTCGAACCTGCAACCCCCGGCTTAGAAGGATGTGGGTGCGCAAAGAACCCCTAGGTAATCCTAGGTGTTCTGAGGTGGTGCGGGGTGTTCCTGGGTTAGCGAAATGCCGGTTTTCTGCGTATGTTCTAATCGTACCGAACATATAACGAACATAATGCTGAAACTTGACAGGCACTACCATCACGCCCAGACCTTCAAATATTCGTCCATGTGTTCTGGGCAATGATGACCGTAGACGTTCTTGATCATGTCTTCGGTCTTGCCGACTGCCTCAGAAACCTTGCCTGTCGCCAAGCCCTTTTGGAGCATCCATGTGATGCTGGTGTGCGACAGGATGTGCGGCGAGATCGTGCTGACCCAGCCCGACTTAACGCTATCGTTAGGGGCCTTAAAACCGGCCTTGATGGCAGTTGCCTGGAACCCCTTGATGATCCGTTTGATCCTCGTGCCATTATAATTGATCACGTAATGACCATTAGTAATGCGCTTGGCGTTTTTGAGGAACCTCAAAAGCCGTGGCGGGATCGGTGTGGCGTATGGCTGTTTTTTATTGCTCTGTTGTTTGGCTTCATCGATCTCTTTCTGCCAATAAATTTTGCCGCCATTAAGATCAATGTGACCGCCCCAAGGGTTCCTGAACCATTGCAGCCGCAAGACGGCTTCGGTGCGTTGACCGGTGTAAAGCGCGATCAAAATGAACAGCACCAAATGAGGGGCCTTCTTATTGCGCCGTGCTTCCCTGATCAGCCGTGCCGCATCAGATCGCGAAAGCCACTTCTCAGCTTCCTTAGCACCCTTGGCACCCTTCGGCACCGTTGGTGACCACACGAACGGACGAGCCTTGATGTATTCTTTGCGGTGACAATGATTGATGGCTGCACTTAGGACGCGCAATTCCTTGCCAGCCGTTGCAGGTTTAACGCCCTCATCAGCCCTGAACGTCACATAGCCCTTACAGGCAGTTTCATTAACGCCACCGATGCCGGTATCCCAATATCGCTTGAGATGGCTTATCGCGAGTTCGATGGCATCGACTGCATTCGTCACGGGGCCATGCTCTTGGATGTAGGTTTCGAGGATTTGGCTGATCGTGATTGTATCGATATTAGCTTGGCCGATTTTTTGCTCTGATAACCACTGGCTAAAATAGGCGTTAGCCTTTTCGGTTTCGTGGAGCGTGGCACCGTCACATGCCTCTTTTCTTTCGACGCCGTTTTCACGCCATTTGACATACCAGTAGTATTCTCTGAAGTTCTTGACACGTTTGGCCCCGTGCTTCGTGTCGGGGCCGTACAGTTGGAGCTTTGGTGGTGCTGCTTTACGGGGCATATCAATCTCTCCATCATCTCGTTAATCGTTTCCCGGTTGACGAACAATTTCCCTGCCAACTTGAAAACTTTAAGATTGCCGTTTCGATACTCAGTCTTGAACGATTGCGCCGTGATCTTTTTTGATGCAACCAGTTCAGCCGCTTCCTTGAACGTAAAGAGTTCGATTTGAGAATCCATGATGTTGCCCTCTATTTAGAAGATTACTTTCAACATCAACCATAAATAATAATTTGTGAGTGTCTATCGGCAATCGCGTCATTACGTGGTGCATAAGTTTTGTATCCTTTTTAAAAAACAAGGGCCTCGTTTTAAACGCAAAGGGTTTGTTTTTTTACATCGCGTATTTATAAAAAAACACTTAGTCATTTTTGGCTAAAACAAATAAATTAAGGTCTGCATTGTTATTTAAGCGGTTGTTTTATATGGAGTAACTTGGAAAGGTATTGTACATATAATTAAATACAGATGCTTTTCATGTCGCATATCCGTACTTTCATTTTGCCAAATCCATAAGTTGTTCGTGTGGACAACTATTTTTCCATACGATCAATGATCAGCTTGACCTGTTGTGGCCCCCACTTCGGCTTTCCAAAAATCACTTTATCCTTATTATTATCAATTATATTTTGCCGCGCTGGTGTTTCAATCCCCATCGCAGTCAACTCGGCTGCAATCCCCCTTAGTGTTTTTATTCCAAAGGTGTCGCGTATCCGCACCACAAGCGGGTACGTTTTTTCGCAATATTTTTCAGTGTTAGCCAGACGAGCCGCCGCGCCGGCCTTCTGCACAGTCGTAAAATTCTCACTCCCCAGTTTTTTTAAATTTCCGACTTTTCTGCGTTCTTTTATGACTACAGCTAGGCCTCTTTTTGTGGCCTCGCTGATGCTCCTGGAATATTGCTCTGCCATCGCCGCCATGATGTGAATTGTAAATTCGTTTGCTTCTGGCATATCGCAAGCGACGAACTTAATTTTGCTATTCATTAAGCGCGAAACAAAACTGACGTTACGTGCCAGCCTGTCAATACGTGCAACAAGCAATGTTGCTTTATTTTTTTGACACATTTCAAGGGCGAGTTCTAACTGAGGCCGACGAGCTTTTCTGCCGCTCTCGGTTTCAACGAACTCAGCGATGATATCCCAAGTGCCGCCGTTCAAAAATTGTGAGCATGAGTCGCGCTGCGCCTTGATGCCGTTCCCATCTGCGCCTTGCTTCGTAGTCGATACACGCAAGTAGGTTACATACTTACCTCTGTGTTTTGTCATGACGCATTTCCCCTTCACGTTTTTTCCACAGTCTTGTTTACGCTATTTTTACGTTTTGTTTACGCTATTTTCACTTTGGTTTGTAATGACAATGCTGCATCTTGTCAAACAACAAATCGTATGGACAAGAGGGTTTAACGATGATCACCAGAAAACCTTATTCTACGCGCCTCCCCGTAGGTTTGATTGACCGGGTTAAGGCGGCGTCTGAGGCCCACGGGCACAGCGTAACTACTATCATCGAGTTAGCTATCGTTGAGAAACTCCAGGCACTTTCTGAGCCTACACAGCCCGATGGTTGATATTCACATCAAGCAACCAGACACACGGGGGCCGCGATGGTGGCGCAAGCATCGACCATCCGATGCTTACCGAGATGGTTACGACAGAATATTCGGAGACAGGGAGGATAAGCGTAATGACAGAAAGAGAGGTTCTAAACAGGACGGTCAAAATTCTCAAGAAGCGGATCGATCTTGTAAAAAATAGAATCCTAACGCTTGAGATGGATGACACCGTGGGTCACGATCAAGAGTGGTTCAGTAAAGTTCGTAAAGAAAAAAACCGTCACACTTATCTGTGCGACATCCTCGAGGGCATGATCAACGAAGGCTGGGGCACTGCAAAATGATCTGCGGTATCGATCCCGGCAAGACAGGTGCCATTGCGTTTAAGTACAGTGATGGCCGTATGTACGTCGAGGACATGCCGGTCATCGGCAAAGAGGTCAATGCGGTTGAACTGTCCCGTTTATTTAAAGAGTTCACTCCCAAGCACGTTTTCATTGAAGATATAAACAGCTTTGGCATGGGCCGTCAGTCTGCGTTTAATTTCGGCCAGGGGCTGGGTGTCATAAACGGCGTACTCGCCGGGATGACAATCCCCTTTACGCGCATCCGTCCCGCGATGTGGAAAAAATACTATCACCTAAACAAAGATAAGAGCGCATCACGCGCAGCAGCCACACGCCTGTTCCCAGGCCTGGCCGAAAAATTTAAGCGCGTTAACGATGACGGCAGGGCCGAAGCCGTTCTCATCGCGCATTACGGTGCATCATCACCGACAATATCATGAAAAAAGAAAACAAAAATCTAATTTACATAGCCGATGCACAAGAACCTGTTTTGTTTGTAATGCTAAATGACAAAGATCAAGAACAGCGACAATTTCGTTTGCCACTTAGCGATGGTCAGCTTGTTAATTTAATAAGAGATGGCATCGAAATCCTTTCTCGGCGTTATTTGGAGAAATTAAAATGACCGAAAACAAAAATGGTATTTTTGATATGCCAGATAAAGAGTACTTCGCAGCCGATGGCTTATCGAACTCGTACCTGTGGCGCTTGATCAGCCACACCCCGGCCCACGCTCAGATCAGCATGACACCAACCGATGCAATGGACCTGGGATCAGCCGTTCACCTCGCAGTTCTTCAGCCCGATCTTGTTGAGAAGCAACTTATTCAAGGCCCAAAGGATCGGCGCGGAAAGAAGTGGACCGAAGCACAAGACGCCGCACCCGATGGGGCCATTGTCCTGGTCGAGAAGGAATACGCGCAAGTTATGACAATGCGCGATAAGGTTTGGGGCAATTCAACAATTGCATCGATACTAGGCGGTAAGAATGCGCAGTATGAAAAGGCTGCGTTCTTTGAGCATCGAGGGCAGCAGTGCAAGCTTAAATTGGATGCCTGTGTCGATGATGTGCTTATCGATCTTAAGACCAGCATCGATGCAAGTCCCCGTGGTTTCGCGCAAAGTGTTGCAAAGTATGGCTACCATCAGCAAGCGGCGTCGTATCGGTACGGCTGGACTAAGGCCACTGTGGGTTCCCAAAAGCCATTTATTTTTATCGTTATTGAAAAGACGCCACCGTTTGCAGCAGCAATTTATGAACTTGATGCGCCGACCCTTGCCGAGGGCTGGGCATCATATAACGCTGCCATCGATCAGCACCTTGAATGCGACAAAAACCAACACTTCCCCGGCTATGCCGATGAGAAAGTTTTACTGCAAATCCCCGGGTACGCATTCAGGCACACCAACCCCAGAAACATTAACCTAACAGGAGAATAATTATGACATTTCAAGCACCACCTATTGAACAAGTGCGTGACGATAGCGGATCATATAGTAGTTATCTTACGTGGCATGCCTTGGGCTCGGCTGAACATAACATACCGGCGGCACAGTTTTCTTTAAGAGCCTCGGGGCCAGGCAATCCCCGCATGCCCGTCCCGCAAATGGCAACCGGTGCAGTCTGGGATATCGAGAACATCGAAACCGGCTGGCAATCATGGCCCAAGGGTGGTGCTAAAGATTATCGGGCCAATCCTACTATGTCGCACCCGCTACCGTTTCCAGGTGCCGGCTTCAGCGAGAACCTCCGCATCCCGATAGCACTAGACGCCAACACATTAGTGATGTGGGACCAAGCATCTGCCGGCAGTTGGAAAGGTTTCTGCCAAATTGCGGCAGTGATCGCACAACAGGCACCACAAAACCCTGGCCTGTTGCCGGTCATTGCTTTCACCGGGGCAACCCTCACCAGCACCGGCCAGAACTCGACTCAGGTGCCCAACTTTCAAATCATGCAATGGGTTAGCCACCCCGCATGCCTGTCGGCACCGATGCCAGCACCAGCACCCGTGCCCCCAATTCCAGCGCCACCGCCTGTTGTAATTCCCGTTGCAATACCACCAGCCGCACCGCAACCAGCGGCAGCGCAACCAGCGGCGGCACCAGCAGCACCAGCGGCACCAGCGGCACCAGCCGGGGCCTGGAACTGATTACAACAAATCGGCTTTGCCCTATTTGCCTAAACATTGTGAGCGGGATTGGCCTAATGCCAGCCGCTCACAAGCGGCAAGGCCCACTCATTAAGTTCTGCTCAATCGAGCATCGCGATCAGTACGGGAGGTATAAATTGTCATCACATACATTAGAGCAAGACGAGGATGCCGCACTATTTGAGGCCGCTAAAGCAGCCGGGCAATACCTCGACAGCTTACAAGTTTACGATCTGAGATATCTCAGTAAAGCAAAACTGCTCATGTTCACCAGCATCATCGTCGCAAAATTCGCGGAAACAAATCCGAAATATGACCCGCTTGATGATGAAATCCCCTTTTGATGGACGCATCTGAACTCGCCAAACAATTGCCAAAGCATAAGCATCAGTCCAATGGCTCATACATGGCCTGTTGCCCGGCACATAATGACAAGAACCCATCACTCGCAATAACAGACGGCGAGAATGGTGCGTTATTAATAAATTGCTTTGCGGGTTGTGAATATGAGGCCGTCATAGACGCGCTAAAATCTATGGGCCTATGGCATCAGAGCAACGTCCATACACCCCGTGAGCCCTCTCCTATCGCCTTCGATTCATCATACGCCAACCCAAAGACCCACCTTTACCGTGATATTGACGGTTCTGTGCCTTTTAAGATCCAGCGCATCGCAACGCCAATTGGAAAGAGTTTCAGGCAATACAGGCAAAACGGATCAGGATTTGTGCCCGGCATGGAGGGTGTCGAGCGCATCCCATACCACCTCAACATCTTCAAGGATCACAAGACGTTATTTATTGTGGAAGGTGAGCAAGCAGCCGATGCCCTGATCGCTCACGGATACCCAGCAACATGCAATCCAGGCGGCTCATCAACCTGGCAACCGGAACTCACGCCCTACTTCAAAGGTAAACACTGCATCATCATCCCAGATAACGATGGACCCGGCGCTAAGCATGCCCAGAGGGTGGCAGATGCCTTAAGCGGCACAGCGGCGTCTATTATCATAGCGCCAATCTGTTCAGGCTTAAAAGATAGGGACGATATTGTTAACTGGATGGTCTCAAGGCCCGGTGACATCAAGAAGCTTGCAACAATCTGTTACAAATACCAACTGGATTCGTTCACGCCGCCGATTAGCCCCATCAGCGCAAACGATAACAGCGCAGCGGCATGGCGCGACATGGACATCCCGCCGCGAGATTACATCATGGGCACTGTCCTATGCACAACATCACGGTGGATGATCTACGCGCCGACAGGGTTAGGTAAGACACTGTTTTCTCTCAACCTCAGTGCAGCGATGGCAGCCGGCAAAGACTTTATCGGCTGGAAAGCAGCACGTAAATCAAGGGTATTGTACATAGACGGCGAGATGCCGTCAGAAACATTTAAGGAGCGCATGATCCAGGTCACCGATCTGTACGGACATGACATTAACTTATTTGGCATCAACCGCGATAACGAATTATCAATGGGCCGCGATATCCCGCCACTTAATACCGATGAAGGTATCGCGTGGATCAACGACATGATCGCATTATATAAGCCTGACCTCATCGTTTTTGATAGCATCATGTGTTTACTCATCGGTGACATGAAAGATGAGGAAAGTTGGGAGCCGATCAAGGTGTTAATGAAATCACTCACCAACCAGCGCATCGCACAAATCTGGATACATCACACCGGACACGATGCAGGAAAGTCATACGGCACCAGCACAAGAGAATGGGAACTTGACACAGTCCTCAAGCTTGAGAGGCCACCCGACGAGGAACCGGGCTTCATTACCAATTTCACCAAGGCGAGACTGCGCACACACATAAATGCGCAAGAATTCGAGAGGCTGCACGTAACCCTCACACCCGATGCGTGGGAAACCAATGTGTCAATTAAAGGTAAACGTAAAAAAAGTGACGAGCGCACACGTTATGGTCATTACATAATCGAGGCTTACGATAACCTCGCGATCCACACGGCACCCAGTAAGGGTCATGACGGTCATGACGTTAGCAAGGTGTCTAAGATCGCCATCAAGGATTGGCTGGTCGGCCACGGCAAGATCGAAACAATGGAGAACTCAACGTCAGTCTCACCGGCTGATCGGCGTGACATCGGAAGAGCGACGAAAGACCTCATGGACGTTGGGCGTATTGCCTCTGATGGCAAATCAATCTGGAGGATTAACAATGTGTAATGACGCCGCATTAATAGTTGCATCAATAGTTGCACCACTTAGTTGCACCAAAGTTGCACCATTGGTGCAGTTTACTGGTGCTGTTGCACCTGCACCAACGCCCCCCTTAAGGGGCGTGGTGATGCAACTGCTGCAACTCGCGGAATTCTGGGAGATCATATTTTGTAATGAAAAATAAGAAAAATAATTCAGGTAATTCAGATAATTCCGCAGATCACGGAACACCCGAAAAACATCAACATCATATTTACAAAGAAATCGATACTATCGAAGCTGGTGTTAAAGCCTTGCGCAATGTTACCGCTGATCCATTGCAAACGTATAGACGCCGTAAGAGCATCACACAGCTTCAGTGGATAGCCGGTGATAAGTTTGCACACGAGTATCGCTTGGCATGCCTTGTGGCCGTTTATAGTCACGTTAGGTTCGACGATAACATTAGTGGTGCCCCATCAGATGAGGCAGCAGAAAGAATACAATTTGCAAAGCAGAGAGTGAGAGCCGCAATTCAAGCAGTCGGCTTTCCATTGGCATCCGTATTGACGCATGTCATCGGTGACGGCAATGCCGCTGGCTCATGGTATCATGTAAGATTGTCATCGCGGAAACAGCAAGACGGCATGACTGCTTTTCGCCTCGCACTCGATGGCTTAGTTGAATTCTATAAAATTAACTAAGCAAGCCGATGAAGCCCTGGGAGCCGATGAAGCCCTAGGTGCCGCAAAAAAAAGACCTGCTTTGGTCTATAGACAAGCCGATGAAGCCTTGGGCTAAGCCGATGAGGCCTTGGATAAGCCGATGAAGCCTTGGTGAAAATCTAAGGCAGTGGCCTTATTTAAATAGAATCTTCCGCATAATGTAGGCGTTCAAAGGCATTTTTTCTGCCTCCGCCGCTGCTCTCAGTTTTTTATAGTATGAAATCGGGAATTTTATATAAGAGCCCTTCAATTCTTCACCGAATTTAAGAGGGCGGCCAGCGCCCTCACGTTTGCCGCCTCTTGTGCTTTTCATGGTGTTTTATCCTTGTGCGGGGTTTTGTTGTTGTCAGGTGTAAAAAGCTCATCGACATCTTCGGTTCCCCAACCGCATGCGATTAAATATTTCCGATATTTTTCTGAAACCGGGCAGTGTTGAAAGTCACTTAGTTGTTAAGATACCTTTGCGCGTTCTCTTCTAAAGCTTTGAATTGCCCAAATTCATTAAGTTGAATAAGTTTAAGATTTGAAGCGCCACAAATGCAGTCAATAGTGTCGTGATCACACGCGAATGTGTGCCAATTATCTTTATACTTTAAGGCAAAGGTTACAAGCTTTCGCGTTGTTTTTGCTTTCACTTGGCTTTGTGTTTTTAACATTGTCTTATTCCCTTTCAAGGTTGTGGTTAAGTTGGTTCTCAATTTTAGAGCCCCCGTGAGAAGGCTCTAAAGGTTGAAAATCAAGCGGCGATTGCCGTTGCTTGTTGATAGCTATAGAGATGGTCCACTATTCGCTGTGCCGCTGCGCATGCCTTTGGTAAAGCGTTTTTTTCGGTTTTTAGTTTAGTAATCCAAGAGGCGATGTATTGCGCATGGTCTTCTCGTGGCTCTATTTCAATTTGTAAATGCCCCGCCATGAAAGCGGCGCTCATTTCGGCTGTTAATTCTTCTTGGGCATAGTCTTTAGTCCCAAAAGAACTTTTAAGGCCTCGATCAAGGCGTTTTTCGTGCCCCGTCCAATGCCCTAGTTCGTGCAAAGCTGTGCCGGCATAGGCGATATAATCATCGAAAGCTTCGCGCTCAGGCATGACGATTGCGTCGTTAGCCGGTGAATAAAATGCCCTCCCTCCACCGTGCGTAATTTTTGCCCCAGTATTCTGAATGAATTTTTCAACGTTGGCGTCGCGTATCATTGCGGGAATATCTTTTTTTTGCGGATGAAATTTTTCAGGTAGTCCGTCGATTTGGTCGGCATTAAAAACGGTGTACCATTTCAAGAACCGAAAAGATTTGTCCGTTTCTTTGTCTTGGCCCGTGCCATAATAGCAAACCTTTGTTCCCTTTTCCCCTTTGCGAACGCCGCTTAGCATGCCGGTAGTGGTGTTGGTTGGTGTTTTACTGGGGCTGCCTTCTAATTGTTGCACAATATCTTGCGCTTTTTTAAATGTGAACCAAAAGGGATTGGAACGTCCAGACATGCTAAGAATAAACTGATTAAAGCCACGGTAGGGTTCGTTATTCTCCCGCAGGGCAAGGCCTCCAAGAGCCGACCACGATTTACGCCAAGGCGCGCAGCCGGCCTCGAGGGACTCAATAACCGACTTAGTTATTTCTTGCTCAATGTTTCGTTTCGTTTTATATATTTTTGTCATTTTCAAAGCTCCTTTAAAGATTTTGAGGGTGATAGGGCTGGTCTAGTTCGTAGCTAGGCCGGCCCATTTATTTTGCCGATTGTGGGTGTGATTTGAATATAGTTATATCGTGTATCTCCGTCAATAGAATATGATAATATCTTTTCAAGCTAAGTTAATGCGCTCATTTTGAAGGTGATGTTTACGAATTTTTTACGTGTTGTTTACCTAGTGTTTACATTGACGCAGGTCGCCCTCGAGGGGTAGATTTTCTTTATCCTGATATCTTTGGCTCTTGCTGCGGTTTTTCCCTGGTGTTTGTGCGCCTCTTCGCGCGCTAATCCCTGCCATTTTTTTTATATGTCACGGAACAAGAGCTTCTACTAGTAAATTGACAGAGACAAAAAAACAGCGCAATCCTGCGGTTTTCGTCGGCAAAATGTTTATTTTTAGGCGTGATCGGCTTTATAGATGCGCGAGGCGGGGGTACGCCCCAAACCCGCGCAACCTAAAGTGTGTATGGGACTCCAGCCTCTCCGCGACACAACTTTTACCAGACTTTTTTTGTCATTACGTTCCCAACAGAACAGGCTGTGAAACACCGTCTGCCCATGCCTTTTGGTGGAGTAAACTGCCATGAGGCGCACTTACGATAACGGAAAACGAAATGCCAAAAATTATGATTAAAAGCGGAAAAGTTAAAAAGTATCCCTACACGGCAAAAGGAAAGTCTGCGGCCACTAAAGCGGCTCGGAAATCCGGGGTCAAGAAGATGAAAAAAGGATATTAATTTTTTTTAAGATCAGGGTGTGCCGCAAAACAGTTTCTATGCGGGGTTGCGCTGGCGTTTTCCCTGCGGGTTTTCTTCCTCCCAGATGGTTCCCGCAGTCCCGAGAAGTTGATTCAGCGCCCCCCGTGTAGGAGACAATGTATGGCAAGACCGACAATCCGAAATAAAAGTATTATCGATGAGCTTCTTATTCGCATCGGCTGTGGTGAAACGCTTACGGGTATTTCAACAAATGATCACATGCCGTCTATTCGATCAATTCAGATGTGGTGCATCAAAGATACTAAGCTTGATGACGATATGCACAGGGCTCGTATTCGCGGGACGTTGGTTCAAGCTGACGAGGCAGTGGATGCCCAACGCTCAGTGATTGCCGGTACTACTGGCGTTGATCCTAAGTGTGTCCAGGCAGTCGTAACCGCAGCTAATAACCTGGGGCATCAAGCTAATGCCAAGCTCACGCGCATTGATAATAGGTACAAGGACAAAGCTGTTGTTGAGAACATTGGGCCTGTAACGGTGCGTTGGCAGACTAAGGTCGAGGCATCTAAGGCACCTGGATATATTGCCCCGCCAGTTGTTGATCAAGTTAAGAAGCATCATTGATCGCGGAACAGTTTGCCGGGGGCGCACAGAACACTTTTAGGATAGGAGAATGATTATGGCTTTATTGAAACGAGCAAAGAAGAAAGACGGCACGTTCAAGGCTGATGATAAGTCTACGCCTGATATTAACGAAGCTTTCGTCGAGGAGGCCCCTTCTGATGTTAGTGGTGTCCTAGTAGGGCCTGACGATGAATCGCGGCGTAGCAAACAGCGTCATGTTGGTGTTCGCCGCCTGGGCGGCAAGGTTGTTTCGTGAGCATTTTACGTCTGTTTTAAAAACTGAAGATGTTCAGTATTTGGCTGGCGATGTTGATTACTGTGATTTTTCTGATGTTATTATCCGAAACATTGTGGAACTGGTGGAAGCGGTAGTTCCCATTGATCTATCGGAGCCGTCTTATTGTCGGGTTTCGGATTCAAATACTGGCACCGTTTGGCATGATGATCACGGCACCAAGAAGCATATGGCTTGGTGTGATTATTCCGCATCGATGCTTTTAACGCCGTCATCGGATTTTACGGGTGGCGGTTTATATTTTGATGATGCGCCTGACTTGGCTATTCATCATTTTAACGAATTAATAGTTTGGTCGAATGATGACGTTTGTAATCGTCATTATGTTGCAAAGTCTCGCGGGTCTCGCATTGTTTTGTTGATGTTTTTTCAGGGAGGGGAAACTGATGGTCGCAGAGACTGAAATTATTGTTCCGTATTACCCTCGTCCTTTGCAACAGGCGTTTCATTTAACGGCGAAGCGTTTTTCTGTTGCCGTTTGTCATCGGCGTTTTGGTAAGACGGTGATGGCAATCAATTGGTTGCTACGAGAGATTTTAAATTGCTCACGACCAAATGCGCAAGGTGCTTATATTTCACCGACGTATGCGGCAAGTAAGCGTATTGCTTGGGTGATGTTGCGTGAGTATGCCGGTGGAATACCTGGCGTTAAGTTTAACGAAGCAGAGTTGCGCTGTGACATGCCGGGCGGCAAACGCATTTGGTTATTAGGAGCCGAGTCGCCCGATTCGCTCCGTGGCTTGCGCATTGACGCATGTTGTCTCGATGAATATGCCGACATGAATGCGCGTTTATTTCCTGAAATTATTCGTCCTGCGTTGAGTGATTTTGGAACTGGAAAATGTTTATGGATTGGAACGCCTCGTGGTGAGAACCAGTTTAAAGAGATTTATGATTACGCTATTGGCCGCATGGAAGTGGGTGATGATGAGTGGTATGCGATGCGTTTCCCTGCTTCGGAAACGGGTGTTCTTCAGCAGAAAGAATTAGATGCTGCAAAAGCGACGATGGAGGAATCACAATACCTTCAAGAATTCGAGGTAAGCTGGTCAGCCGCATTAGTCGGCTCATATTACGCCAAGCAATTGGACCTCGCTGACGTTAGTGGTCGCATTGGCAATGTGGCACACGAGCCTAACCTTGGTGTGACGGTTGCCTTTGATCTTGGCATTGCGGATAGCACCGCGATTTGGTTTGTGCAGCAGATGCCGCACGAAAACATTATTCGCGTTATTGATTATTATGAAGAGAGCGGCGAAGGCTTACATCATTACGTAAAGATTTTGCGAGAGCGCCCTTACAATTATGACAAATATCTTTTTCCTCACGATGTGATGGTGCGGGAGCTTGGTTCCGGTTCGTCGCGTTATGAGATTTTGCAAAGCCTGGGGATACGACCTACGGTTATCCCAAAATTATCCGTCGCTGACGGTATTGAAGCAGTACGGGCGATTATTCCCAGGTGTCACTTTGATCGCGGTGGTTGTGAAGAAGGCTTAAAAGGTCTTCGACATTATCACAGGCAATTTAATGACCGCACTAACGATTGGAAAGATCGACCCAACCACGATTGGTCGTCACATAGTTCCGACAGTTTTAGATATCTCGCCATTGGTTTAAAGAATGATTACGGTGACGGCCTTGCAGTTGCGGCTCGAACGGGTCGCATGCCTGGCGGCGGTCATGTAGTCTCTGAAGCGGATGTTAGTTTTGGCTAAGATCGTCGCGGCTATTTATTCCGACGTTGTTTTTATTACTCGTCGGTTGCGGGTGTTAGATGAGGAAGAAATTTTTCCTTTAATGTTTAACGCCAGCCCCGAGAATTTAGCGATGGGTTCGATTGCTGTTGGCGGTTATTGTTTTGTTGCATTGGCTAATGACGGATGTCCGGTTGCGGCCTTCGGCGCGACTCTTCAGAAGCCGGCAATCTTTTCGGTTTGGATGTTTGCCACTGATCGTTGGCCTGACGTTGCGTTATCTGTCACCCGGCACATCAGGCGCGTGATGATGCCTGAGATGATTGAGGACGGTGCCAACCGTGCCGATTGTTGGTCAATGGACGGCCACGATGTTGCACATCGTTGGCTTGAGGTTTTGGGTGCCCGGCGCGAAGCGACACTCGATGACTACGGGCCAACACGAAAAAAGTATCATTGTTATTCATGGACACGAACACGTTTAGAGCGTGACGGGAGTTTTTAATTATGTGTGTTGGACCATTCGCACCAAAGATGCCATCGGCACCTAAGCCACCACCCCCGCCACCTGAGCCACCCACTCGTGATGATCCAATTATTAATGCCGAAGCAACGGCAAAGAGAAAGCGTATTTTAGCGCAGAAGGGTCAGGCCTCCACAATTTTAACAAGTCCCGAGGGTGATTTAGCTGAAGCCAATACCGGCAAAAAAAGCTTGCTGGGCGGTTAGCGCCGTCTAGATTTAATCAAGGAAGATTAAAATGTGTTCTGCTCCATCGGCTCCACCGCCCGCACCTGTTGCTGCTCCTATTCCTGTTCCTGTCGCGCCAGGTGACAATGATATTGTCGCAAGTGGAACGTCTCGTAAACGCGCTCTTGTCGGTGGTCGCGGTGGCAACATTTTAACAAAGTCTTTAGACCAGGCGAACATTGGAAAAACTTTATTAGGTTCTTAGACATGGTGTTGACATTTAGACCCATAAAAGATGAAGCCCTATTGCCGACTCATGGCAAATGTAGTGGCTATGTAAAAAAACCATCTGAGTTTGGATTTAAACGATCTTTAACTCGGGACGAGATGAAAACTCTTTATGATGGGCGGCATTATGCCAAGGGCGGTCATGTGCGTCCCAGCTAACTATCAAAAACAAAATCAATCATCGGGGGCCAAGTTGGCCCTTTCTTCTTTGGGCAATCGCCTTGATCAGGCGCAGCGCCTTGCATCATCCACAAGTGGTGGCGGCACTAACGGATCAACTATTCTGTCGGGCACCCCGCGCAATAGCGGCGTCGATGCCTTGCGCAAAACAACTCTGTTAGGGGTTTAAGATGGATACAGGCGAAATCTTCAAACGCTTTGAAGTGTTACAGCGCATGCGCGGCACTTGGGAGAGCCATTGGGAAGAGATCGCAAGCCGTGTCTTGCCGCGATCTGCTGAGTTTGTCGGCACTCGCACGGCTGGCGACAAGCGTACTGAGAAATTATTTGATGCCACTGCCGCTTTAGCTCTTGAGCGTTTTGCTGCTGCTGTTGAAAGTTTACTAACGCCTCGCGGTGCCCGGTGGCATACGACACGATCTTCAAATACAGAATTAAACAAAGACCCTGAAGTTAAGGCATGGTTTGAGCAAGCCAACGCTGCAATGTTTTTACATCGCTACAGCCCGAAGGCAAATTTTGCATCTCAGATGCACGAAAGTTATATGTCATTGGGTGCCTTCGGCACGGCAGGACTGTTTGTAGACGAAGCTCCTGTTCGCGGTTTAAATTATCGCGGCATTCATTTAGCTGATTTATTTATTGCAGATAATGAACACGGCATGATTGATACGGTGTTTCGCCGCTTTGAGGTTTCGGCGCGTCAGGTGTTACGTATGTTCGAGGACGGCGATCTCACATCTGATTTGCGTAAGCTGGCGAATGACCGGCCCGATGAGAGGGTGAAACTATTGCATGTTGTGATGCCGCGAACGGATAGAGATCCAGAGCGTGGTGATCGAAAGAACCAACCGTGGTTCTCAGGTTATTACGAAATCCAAACAAAAAGTATGATCGAGGAAGGCGGCTTTACAACCAACCCGTACATCGTTTCCAGATATAATGTTGGGCCTCGTGAAATCTTTGGGCGCTCTCCCGCCATGACTATTTTGCCTGATATAAAAATGCTTAACGAGATGAGTAAGACGGTTATTCGTGCCGGCCAAAAGGTTGTCGATCCCCCTCTTTTGATTGCAGACGAAGGCGTCATCTATCCGGTAAACACAAACCCTGGCAAGGCAACCTTTGCCCGGCTTGATGGTCGTAACCAGCCACCTATCCAACCGCTGCACACAGGTGCGCGTGTCGATATCGGTTTCGAGATGATGGAGCAGCGACGGAAAATAATTAACGAAGCGTTCCTGGTGAATCTTTTTGCGATCCTAATCGAAAGTCCAAGAATGACGGCAACGGAAGTGTTGCAACGGGCACAGGAGAAAGGTGCGTTGCTTGCCCCGACGATTGGACGCCAGCAAACTGAATTACTTGGGCCACTGATCGAGCGTGAGTTTGACATCCTCATGCGCCAGGGTTTGATCCCGCCTATCCCCGGCGTGTTGGTAGAAGCGCAAGATGAATACGAAATCGAATATGTGTCACCACTAACACGGGCAATGAAGGCCGAAGAAGGTATCGGCATCTTACGCACCTTGGAAATGGTGCAGCCAATCGCCGCCGTTGATCCAGGCGTGATGGACAATTTTGATATGGATAAAATTACAAAAATTCTTGCCGACACAAATGGCGCACCGCAGAGTATTCTCCGTGACGAAGCTGCTGTTGGTCAAATCAGGCAGCAACGTGATCAGGCAGCACAGATGCAGTCTATGGTCGATAACGCTGGCCCAGCAGCCGACGCAGCGCAGAAAGTTCAAGAGATCTCGCAAAGCATCCAGCAGCCGTCACCGCAATAATATTTAATTCAGGGAAAAACAATGGCTGAACAGCACAAAGTTCAGGCTGAGATCATGCAAGCGTATCGAGAGATATTCTTACACACGCCGCAGGGCAAGATGATCTTTGCCGACATGCTGAAGGCAAGCGGCTTGTTTACCACAACCGGCTTTCGCAACGGCGATGAGTTGCAGCACATGGAAGGTTCGCGAGACATGGTTCGCAGGATTATCCAAATTCTCGCATTGGATGATGAAACAATTTTGCAGATCGCATTAGGTAAAACTCAGGAGATTATAAGTGATGAGTGAAGAAACTGAAGGGTCCGTTCTTACGGGCAACCCCGAGGGTTCCGGGGAAAGCACACAAGTCTGGCATGCTGGTTTAGAAGATTACAAAACAGAAACCGGCGATGGCAACGATATTTCAATCATCGAAGCAAAGGGATGGAAGTCCAACGAAGATATGCTCAAAAGTTATATTAACTTGGAGCGTTCCGTTGGTGCTGACAAGGTTGTACTGCCAGCCAAAGACAGCAACATTCTTGAGTGGGAAGGCTGGGATCAGCTTGGCACCCCAAAGGATGCCGCTGATTACTCAATGGCTCAACCCGATGGTTTTGAGGGCTACGATGCTAATTTGTCCGATGATATGCGCGAGGTTTTTCACGAGGCGAAGCTAACGCCGGCTCAAGCCCAGCACATCCATGACAAGTTCGTTGAGCGCATGGGTAATTCTTTAACTGAGAATCAAACTGCGACAATGCAAAAATCGGAGCAGTGGGAAGGTGAGCTTAAAAAAGAGTACGGCACAGCTTTTGATGAACGTGTTGAAGCTGCTCGATATGCTATTCGCGAGTTTGGCAGTCCTGAATTACAGACGGCTCTTGATCAAAGTGGTTTAGGCTCACATCCAGAGTTGGTACGTGCGTTTGCCAAGGTTGGTATGCAGCTTGGAAAGGGTTCGCAATTCAAAGATGCGGAAACTTCAGGCAATTTCGGCACAACGCCTGAGATGGCGAAAGAGCAAATCGCTGCGTTGCGCCTTAACCCCGGTTTACTTGACGAAACAAATCCAGAAAATAAAGTGCTTAAAGCAAAGCTCCAGCACTTAAACGAATTGGCTTACGGTACAGAACTCGCAAGCTAAAGTCGGGTAACCCTTCGGGGTCCGACGAGGACGGAAGCCGGTGGCTTCGCAGGGTCCGTATACGGGTAACCCTTTTTCACCTTACCTTTTAACTTACGCAAAGGAGAGCAGCTATGTCTGTTCAAATCACTACAGCGTTCGTTGAGCAGTATAAAGGCAATGTCGAACATCTCGTTCAACAAAAAGGTTCTCGTTTACGTGCTTGTGTTTCTTCGGAAACCGTCACGGGAAAGAATGCCTTTTTTGAACAGATCGGAGATACTGCCGCTCGTATACGAACATCTCGACACTCTGATACGCCGCGAATGGATAAACGGGTTGTCCATTAAAAATTCTGTGAATTGCTGGAAACCCCTAACGTAAAGTCGAGGGCAATCAGCAGCCAAGCGCCACAGTAATGTGGTGAAGGTTCAACGACTAGGTCATGGAGCCCCGAAGGGGTGGTAAAGGCCCAAGAGCGCAGAACATCTAAAATGATGATGATATAGTCTGAACTGCATGGAAACATGTAGACGCTAAAGATTAAATGCTTTGGCAAAGAACAAATTGACACCTCACGCAAGGCGGCGTGTTTCTTTGGTTGATTACGATTGGGCCGATCTCATCGATGATGCTGATCGCGTCAGATTATTGATTGACCCTGCTGGGCCTTATTCGGTTGCTGCGTCCAATGCTATGGGCCGTGCAATTGATGAAGCCATTATCGATGCTGCTGACGGGACTGCCTTCACGGGCGTTGCTGGTGGCACATCGACGACGTACACAGCAGCCAACACCGTTGACGTTCAAGTCGGTATTTCACCGGCTGCTGACACGGGCCTAAATGTTGGTAAGCTGCGGGCTGCTAAACAAGTTCTTGACGCTAACGAAGCTGAAGATAGCGAACGTTTTTGCGCCATTAATGCAAAGCAGTTGCAAAACCTACTTGGTGAAACGGAAGTTACAAGTTCCGATTATGCCATGATTAAAGCGTTAGTTCACGGCGAGGTTGACACCTTCTTGGGTTTTGACTTCAAACGCACTGAATTGATCGGGGTCGATGCTAACTCCGATCATAAGGTTTTGTATTGGCAAAAAGCAGGATTGAAATTAGCAATCGGCTCTGAGCCTTCAGCGAAAATCAGCGAACGAGCAGATAAAAACTACTCGACGCAGGTTTTTTACTCAATGGCAATCGGCGCAACCCGCATGCAAGAAAAGCTTGTCGGTTACATCGAATGCGATCCAACTTAGGAGGACTTGAAAAATGGCTGTTACATCACAAAAGTCCGTCGAATACACAAACGCCACCGCTTCACCGGTTGTTAATAACAGTACCGCTGAAGAACATGGCCGTATTCGGATTATGTTTTTTACCCATGATCAAGTTGGAGTTGGTGATACTGGCTCTAGCGTTGCTTTGGGTAAATTACCACCAGGCCGTGTTCGTTTCTTGGCCTCTCTATCGAGGGCCTATGTAAATTGGGCAACAGGCAGTGCCACTTTGGACTTAGGCTGGGATGCCTACACTGACCTGGCTGGAGATGCGGTTGCCGCAGATCCAGATGGTTTAATCAACGCTCTCGCTGTTGATACCGTAGGATTTCAAACGCTGGAAGGTGCCATCGCGGCTAACCTTTTAACGGGTGGAACTTACGTTTTTGAAAGCAACAGTGGGGTCGTTATTCGCGCCACTGCACAAGACAACGCACAAATCGCCAGCGATGATCTCGTTGGCTACATTTGTTACGTTTTAGACTAAGCAGCAAAGCCTTTGGCTTAGTTGTTCAAATGATCAGGGGGGCCGTTGGCCCCCCTTTTCTTTTTGGAGCTTTTTAAATGGCAACAACATTTGTTGAAATAGCCAATAGAGCCATCACCTACTTGGGTGGCGATACCATTACATCTTTGGAAGATGATACCAAAGAAGGTCGCGCATGCTTGCGCCTATACGAGCAAAGCCGCGATCAACTTTTGCGAGATCATCCCTGGAACTTTTCAATTAAAAGAGCAGTCCTAGCGGCAAATACAACTGCACCTCTTTGGGAGTACACGAATGCGTTTGATTTCCCGAATGATACAATTCGCATTATAGAGGTTGATACGCTTGAAGAATGGGCCGTTGAGGGCCGTCAGATCGTCACTGATGCTGCCGCACCGTTAAACATCGTTTACGTCGAGCGCGTTAACGATCCTAATTTATTCGATACTAAGTTTATTGAGGCCTTTAGCATACGCCTCGCCGCCGACATTGCTTACGATATAACCGCCTCACAAAGCGTGGTTCAGGGAGCAGAAAATAAATACTTACAATTAATCCAAACCGCCCGTCTTGTTGATGCACAGGAAAGCTTGAGCGAAAATGAGCAGTCCTGGTTGGATTCGAGAAACTAAATGGCGCGGGTATCGATTATCAACACCAACTTTACGGCTGGGGAACTTTCTGAAGATTTGTTTGGGCGGGTTGATATTACAAAATATCAAAATGGTGCCGCGACAATTGAGAACTTTATTGTGCAGCCTCACGGCGGCGTTAAAAGAAGGCCTGGGACACGATTTGTTAAAGAAGTGAAAACCAGCAGCTTGCAGACTCGGCTTGTAAGCTTCGAGTTTAGCACAACGCAAGCTTATTGTATTGAGTTCGGCAACCTGTACATGCGGTTTTACAAAGATCAGGGCTCTATCTTAGAGGCCAACAAAACGATATCAGGAGCAACGGCTGCTAACCCTGTCGTTGTCACTGCCACATCGCATGGCTACGTTAATGGAGAAGAAGTTTATATCTCTGCTGTTGCGGGGATGACTGAGCTTAATGGAAAATATTATCTTGTAAAAAACAAGGCAGCCAATACGTTTGAGCTTACAAACGTTGACGGCACGAACATAAATGGTTCGGGCTTCACTTCATATTCGTCGGGAGGAACTGCTGCTCGGGTCTACACGGTTGCAACCACATATACGACGGCTGACATCCCTACTCTGCAATTTGCACAATCCGCTGACATTTTGTATGTGGCGCACGAGGATTACACTCCTCGAAAAATTGAACGAACCGGGCATACGGCATGGACAATCACAGACATCCCCTTCACAGATGGTCCCTATTTAACGGAAAACATAACGACAACAACATTGACGCCGGGAGCCGCCACTGGTGATGGCGTAGCCTTCACGGCTTCGGCTATTACCGGAATTAATGATGGCGCTGGGTTTCAAGCAACTGACATTGGCCGTTTAATTACAGTCGGTCACCAGGCAACGGCCTGGGCGGCATCGACTGCTTACGCAGTCCTCGCTATTGTTCGTAATTCGGGAAATGTTTACGAATGCATAAAGGCCGGCACTTCGGAGGGATCTGGTGGTCCGTCATCTGAAGGTGATGAGATCGTTGACGATGGGGCAACGTGGAAATACTTAAGAGATGGCGGTATTCAGTGGGGCTATGGAGTTATCTCTGCGAGGACTAACACAACGGTTGTTGCCGTTGATATTGTTAATGCGCTCGGGGGGACTACGGCTGAGACAAAATGGAAGTTAGGCGCATGGTCTGACACTGGCGGCTATCCTGCTGCGGTTGCATTTTATGAACAACGATTATTTTGGGCCGGCTCGACTGCTAAACCGCAAACATTATGGGGCTCTAAATCAGGTGATTACGAAAACCACACGCCGGGCACATTAGATAACGATCCTGTCGTTTACACATTGGCGACGGATCAGGTCAACGTCATTCGGTGGTTGTCGCCGGGCAAGGTTATGGCAATTGGAACTGTCGGCGGCGAGTTTATTATCAGTGGATCAACCACTGCCGATGCGCTAACGCCAACGAATGTCAGGGTTGTTAGAGAAGGCACTCGTGGATCGCACACTCACAAACCTGTTCGCGTCGATAACGTCGTCCTCTATATCCAGCGCCAGCAGCGCAAGATCAGAGAGTTTGTTTATGTTTTTGAAAACGATGCTTTTCAATCTCCTGATGTGACAATTCTCAGCAATCAGGTTGGCAAGGGTGGCATCTCTGAGATTGCCTATCAACAAGAACCATCAACGGTTGTTTGGGGTGTGAGGGCTGACGGTCAACTGATCGGCATGACTTACTTGCGTGACCAGCAGGTGATCGCTTGGCATCGGCATAAAATTGGTGGGGCGTTTGGCTCAACCGCACACGGCGTTGTGGAATCTCTCGCAGTTATACCCTCGACAACTTCGGGCGAGGATGAATTGTGGATGATCGTTAAGCGCACTGTTAATAGTGTCACTCGACGTTATGTTGAATTTATAGAAAAAACTTTTGATCCCGGAGAAAACCAAGTCAAAGCAGACGCATTTTTTGTGGATAGCGGCCTTACTTATTCTGGTTCGGCGGTTGCGGCGGTCTCAGGGATGGATCATCTGGCTGGTGAAACCGTTAGCATCCTTGCCAATGGTGACGTTTACCCAAATCAGACAGTCACATCGGGAGGCGTTTCAGGCCTCTCTCCAACAGTTACGACGGCGCATGTTGGATTTGGTTACACATCGACTTTAAAGACGTTAAGACCTGAAGCTGGCTCTGATGACAAGGGAACGTCGCAGGGTAAAACAAAGCGTGTGTACGAAGTGACGTTGCGCCTACTGAATACCCTAGGCGCTAAAGTGGGGCCAGCGACTGATAAGCTTGATCAAATTAATTTTAGGGGCGGCTCTGATCCAATGGACAGTTCGCCCCCTTTGTTCTCTGGCGACAAAAAAATTAAGTTTCGGGGTGGCTGGGAAACTGAAGGACAGGTTATTGTTGTTCAGAACCAGCCCTTGCCAATGCACCTAACGGCGATTGTGAAACGTCTTATTTCAAACGACGGGTAATATATAATGTGTGATCCGATTACAGTTGGCGCAGCCGCAACGACAACCTTAGCCGGAAGCGGCGCTGTTTTAACATCCGCAGGTGTTACTGCTGCGGCTACTGCTGGCCTTGCGACAACGACAACAGCGGCTACATCGGGTCTTTTTGGCACAGCCGGCTTGTTTGGTTGGGGCCAAACATTTTCAACATTAAGCACATTAGGTTCCATTGGGAGTAGTTTATACGGTGGAGCGCAGCAATCAGCCCAGTTGGAATATCAAGCGCAAATGGCCGAATACAACCGAAAGGTCGGTGAGAACAACGCAATGGCTGCGGAATATGCCGCAGAATACGAGGCTGATATCTATGATGAAAATGTCCGTCGCGTTCTGGCAACTCAGGATACCCGGTTTGCACACGCTGGCGTTGTCATTAACACCGATAGCCCCCTCGATGTTAAAATTGCTGACGTTGAAAATGCAACCGCAGAGCGTCTAGCTATCTTGTACGGTGGTGAGGTTAGAGCCTATGCCGCCAGGACAGGGGCAGAGGCGCAAGGGTCTGCTGCTGAGAATTACAGACGCCAAGCTGGATCTGCGAAGACGGCAAGTTACATTAATGCTGGGGTTAATCTCGGGAAAGGTGGCTACAGCCATTATCGAAAATACGGTAGCCTGTTAGGAACTTAGTAGATGGCAATAATCCCCACAATCCAGCGGCAGCAAAGTCTTCCTTCGACAACCGGGGTTGCCCCTCCTCCTGTTGTCCCAGGTCAGGATTTCGGTGGAAAATCTTTAGGGAAAGCTTTTGAACAATTGGGAGAAATTTCTGATGATTTATATAAGGCTGAAACTGCTAGTCAGGTTGGCAACGCGACAACAACTGCACAGATTAAACTTGCGGCATTAAAAAAAGAGCTAGACAGCGGGGATGCGGCAACGGCTGTAGGAACATATGAGGCCCGTGCTAAAGCAATAGGAGAAGAAGCGGCAAGCGGGTTAAATCCCAAGGCTGCTGAAGAATTTGTAAATAAATATCGGATTTTAAGTACGGCGGGTCAGATTCATAATAGTAATACCGTTACAAAGAAACGGTATTCAGAATTAAAGGGCGGGTTAATTACTAACCTCGATGCACTTGCTAAGAGTGCTGCCCAAGATCCGAATGCTTTAGTGTCTGCTGGAGATCTTATTAATAAAGCACTTAAAACAAATGTTATTTCGGGTCTTGAAGCTAATAAGTTGTTGCTAAAATTTAAGGGGAAACTTGACACAGCAGCGGCAACTCAACTTTTGTTTCTTGATCCACACAAACTAAAAAAACTTTTAAAAGACTCGAAGAATCTTTCCAATCTTGATCCCGTGGAACGAGCAAAATTTGGAGAACGAGCCGAAGTTCGTATTACTAAATTAAATAACGCCGGCAAAACAGCGGCAAGAAAGGTCGAACGAAAATTTTTGTCTTTTGCTTCGGATTATATTAGTGCCGTTCGCACAGGTGCAGATGTTAGCCCGGAAATTTCGGCACGACTTTCAGATGAAAATATCAGGAAGATAATTTCTGATCCTGACGAAGCTAAAGTCATTATTGCAAAGGTTAGAAACGCTGAGACTGATGGTAGAGACATTGCACTTATCACCGGCGCATCACTAAAAGATCAAAGAGCAATTCAAGAAAAAGTTAATGCGGAAGCAGAGAAAGAGGCAAAAACTCCTGCCGAAGTCGCAATTGTAGATGACAATAAAAGACATGCTGCCCGGATTCGTCAAGCAATTTTAACTGATCAGAAACTACGAAAAACAGACCCTGTATTATACGCAATAAACAATGAGGGGGTGGTTAAAGCTGCTTTTGATGAATTTAATGTTGCTTTTTTAAATGCTGGAAATGGTATAGAAAACGATGACACGGGTGCTGGTGCTGGCGTTCAGGGTGCGTGGAGAAACTACAAAGATAGTCTTTATGCTGCTTATGATCGTATGCAAATTCCCAAGCAAGATCGAAAGATACTTTCGGATAGCTATGTAACTAATTCTGTTGACACAATTCAAACATTATTTAATGACAACCCTGAAGCATCCGCAACGCAATTTCAGAAATTAGCAAGTGTCGTGGGTGGTGATTTTAATGCCATCGTGCATCAGATGGTTGGAAAGGGTATGGACCCAAAAATCTCCATGCTTGCTTATAACCTAAACAAGCCGCTAGTCATAAAAAAGTTAGTAAGCTTGGTGCAAGGTGACACTTTAAAAGTGCTGGAAGAACAAATTGGCCCTGATCTTAATAAGATTGATATCGATTTACGGGCCGAACTTGAAGGTATGTTTTCTGTGCAAGGCGCTAACAATGTAAGATTTACAGGCCCAATACAGAAAGCAGCCAGAGCCCTTGCTGTTCTTGATGTGGCAAAAAATAAAACACCTGTAAACAAGGCTGTTGAAACGGCTGTTAATCAGGTGCTTCACAGTGACTTCCAAGTAGTAAATAGGCCAAAACTTAAAGGCTTAGTTCCCAAATCTGCCGGCACTTACAACGTAGAAAAAATAGTTTTTGGTGCAAATCAATGGATGAGTAAAAAATTTAATACGGTGAAGTTAGATTTGTCAGATGGTCCTAATGCGTTTGGAAGCATGACTGATACTGCTAAAAAACAAGAGCTGGCGCACAGCAAAATTAAAAACAATGGTGAATGGGTATTCTCGCCTGATGGCTTCGACATCTTATTAATGGATTCTATAACTGGCCTTCCCGTTCTGCGTGAAGATAAGTCGCCAATTACTCTTAACGCTCGTGATCTTGAACAACCTCTTGTGAACTATACTAAACCGTTTACAAAAAAAGGTGGTTTATTAAATTACATATCCCCTAAAAGGTAGCTACTCAATTATAATTGGAATAAATAATGCCACTGCTTGACCCTATTTGGAATACAGACCCGACAGGCCAGGCCAGGGATCTGCTGGGAACATTTGGTGGAGAGGTTTCTCTTGGCGATAGTCTGTCTTCAGGATTTCAGGAAAATTTAAGCACAAACCCTTTAACTCAAGGGCTTCGCTATTTAGAATTACAAAAGGCCCGTGTGGGGAGTCAATATTCTTCGCGTTTAGGTGGCATGAGTGCTTCGCTTGAGGGAACTGAAGCAAAGACACCAATAATTTCCATTGAGGAGCAAAACGACAGGCTGTCTCAAGAGGAATTAATAGGTCAGCTAAAGCCGTATGAAGGGGAAACAGTCGAAGGCCTAGAGTTAAGAATTAAATACAAAAAAGAAGAAAATATCCGAAAGGCTTGGCTATCAGCAGCACCTGATGGTGTGGGATCAATCCTTGCCCATTTTGGTGTTGGTCTTGCCGCATCGTTTCTTGACCCGCTTAACGTCGCATCAGCGTTTATCCCCGTAATCGGCCCGGCAAAGTTTGCAAAAATATTGTCACAACAATCAGGCGCTGCTGGCAGACTTGGTGCTAGGGTAACAAAGGGAATGGCCGAGGGGTTTGTTGGCTCAGCAGCCGTCGAACCTATCGTGCTGCTCGGCACTAGTGCGCTTGGCACTGACTATGATCTATATGATACCTTCGCCAACTTAGCATTTGGTACTGTCCTTGGCGGTGGACTACACGGCATGGCTGGGTTCGCCAGAGACAGTATTGACGCCCGGCGATTAAGAACCGCCATCGACGCTATTTCAATAGAAACGCGACACGCCGCAATGAGAGCCGCCCTCGGGCAAATGGGTGAAGGTCGAATCCCGGTTGGCATCGACAACATTATTCGGATGGACTTAGAGCAATCGGGGCGCTTAGATGAATCAACCGGGCGTATTGTAGTTAGAAGTGAAGATGGGGCTCCTATTTCTGATGCGCCGGCTACTGTTGGTAAAGTTGCAGTCACTGTTGGCGATAAGGTCGATGGTCCCGGCATTCCGATGCAGAAATCTTTTCGCACCGAAGCTCAGGCGGCAGAAGCGGCTAAAAAATTAGAAAAGGGTGGGGTAGCAGCGACAGTTCGTAAAGTTGGTGAGGATGATCACCGGCTTAGTATAGAAATTCCAGTGGATAGTTTTATTCGTTCACCGAATGGGGAATTTTTAGCATTCCCGACATTAAAATCTGCTAATGCTGCAATTAAGCAAATGTCAGATGAAGGCCTCGGGGTCGGTCTACAACTGGACGCTGTTAAGATTGGTGACGAGTACCTTCTAGTTTCTGATGTTACGCCATTGCAATTAAGTGCGATCAAAGCCAGTGCTGATGAAATTGTGCTGCCTGTTGAAATGCCAGCGCGTCAATCGGGCGCTGATCCTAAATCTGGCATCAATGCTGATAATATGCTTAATGATATTCAAACCTCGCAATCTGATAACAATTTAGTTTTTGATGCAAAAGACCGTACAACGCATGAAGCGGCTGAACGTCAACGCACTGACACATCTGAACTTGAAACTGTTGAAGAGGTGCAAGCAGACCTTGATAAATTACTGGACGAAATAGATCAGACTATTGATGTTCTTGAACCTCGTGCTGATGGTGATTCACCGGGGGCGCTTAGGTCCGAATTAAAAGCTGAACTAGACCCTCATGATGCTGACATTAAAAAAGCTAAGGAATTAAAGGGTGGCCTTAGAAAAGCTGCAATCTGTATCCTGGCAGGAGGCGTTTAATGGCTCTTAAAGATTGCATTAAAACAATTCGTGATGCAGCCCCAAGCCTAAGCAAAACAGAGGCACTTGATCTTTTAGACGAAGTTAATGACATTATTGACGCAAAAAAGGAATCTGCCGCTGCGGCCACTGTTGTCGACCTTGATGCTGAACTGAGCAGAATTACCGATGATTTGGCATCTTTTGCTGAACGGGAGGCTGTAAACAAAAAAAGAATGAAAGCTTTAACATTTTTAAGCCGCACGAAGCGTCGGCAAGAAATTGAAAAGTTAAAATTAGCAGATTTACCTGATTATATTGATGCCCTGGCAATCGGCCAGTCGGGTGATAGTAGATTTAAAACATCCGCAGCATCAGTGGCTCTTGTCGTTGAGAAACAGGCGCTCACAATATATGCTCGTGGCCTTGAATTACGTGGCGTTCCCCGATCTTTAGGCAGTAGTTTTTTGCGCAAAGAAAAAAACAGCGCATTGCTGTTTAGGGAAATAGATGCTCCTGGCTCTACCGGCAATCCCACGGCAAAGGCTGTGGCTGAAGCGATGGAAGATACAAACGAGTTTTTGCGGAAGCTTGCCAACAAGTACGGCGCAGATATTGGACGTATCCCTGGCTATCTTGCCAAGCAAGCGCATAACGCTGATCGCATGGTTAAGTCTGGCGTTAAAGATTGGGTCGCTAAGATATTGCCACTGCTTGACGAAGAAAGAACCTTTGGTCGCCCTATGACAACGAAGCAAAAGAAAGATTTTCTTTCTGATGTTTACAGCACAATCGTTAAAGGAAAGCAGTCCGATCTTGTCAGCGACACAATCGACCTTACCGAAGTGCCGGGACTTAAGGGGCCTGGTAACATCGGAAAAAAACTTTCCTCTCGGAGAACATTACATTTTAAACAAGACGGTGTAAGCGCATGGTCATATATGCAGGAATTTGGCTCTCGCGATTTAGGCACTGGCTTTGTTGGTGGCCTCAATCAGATGTCTAAAGCCATTGGCGCAATGCAGAGATTAGGGCCAAACCCAAAAGCCATGATGCACGAATTAGTCGAATTTGCAAAAAATCGCATTAAAGCTGATAAGTCAGAGGCTAGTATTGGAATTTTAAATAAGCTTAATAATATTACCGGTACTGATTTAAAAAAAACAAACGCACTTTTCCTTGAGGCTACTGGTGGGGCGGGTATATTGCCCTCCGTCCTCACTTGGCGTGGTAAGTTAGCTCGATCTTTAAGTTTTACAAAAAACGTATCAAGTTCATCTGTTCTTGGTTTAGTCACCCTTACTTCAGTCGGAGATTTTAGCACAAGCACCAGTGCAATGACTAATATTGGCATTCCCTTTCTTCAGGCACATGGAGATTTGCTGGCTGGTGTATTTAAAGGTAGGCGATCAGGTAGGGAAAGAGAAGTTGCTGACAGTATGTTAGTGGGTATCGATAGTATGACGTCCTCTGTTCATGCTCGTTTTCTAGGTAATGATATTGGCGATTCTCAGGGGGCTGGTTTAGTTTCTAAAGTCATGGACATTACCGGCATGAATTGGCTAAACGACACTTTGAAGACGTCTGTTGGCCTAACAGTGGGCAATTATATCGCCAAGCAAAAGGGTAAGTCATGGGGAGGGATAGATCCGCAGCTAAAACGTGCAATGGCTGGCTATGGTATTGATGAGGCTCAGTTTAAATTAATCACCGATGCGGCTGATGATGTTGAGGGCAAGGTTTTTGTTGATATTGAAAAAATATCAGACCCTAACGTGGCGCAAAAGTTTCAAGAATTTATTGTCGGCTTTACCAATAGGGCAATTTTGACGCCTGATGCGCGAACTCATGCTTTCACCCGTAATGCGTTGGGGACCGGTGAGCGCGGCGATGTTTTAACGGAAATTGGCGCTTTGTTTTTCCACGTTAAATCATTTTCAATTGCTTACGGAACTGAAATTCTTTCACGAGTTTATTCAAAGGGTCAGGGAATTCGACTTGGCTACCCAGTCCACTTGTTTGTATCTTCTCTTGTGTACGGCTATATCTCAACGAGTCTGCATGACTTCGTTAAGGGTAAGACGTTTCGCGATCCAACGCTTCCGTCAACATGGGCTAAATCGCTATTGCAGTCTGGGGGGCTTGGTTTTTACGGTGATATTTTAACTGGCTACATTAAAGACGATGATCGTCAGGGGGTTGGTTTGCTTGAAAATGCGGCGGGTCCGGCGTTCGGTGTATTTGTTCGATCAGCTAAGGGTCTAAAGCAATTATATGAGGGGGATACGGATCGGGCTATGCAGGAAGGGTTTCGAGCGGTTAAGTCCTCCCTGCCCGGCGCTAATATTTTTTACGCAAAGTTGGCCCTTGATTACATGATTTTCTGGCAAATGGCCGAATATTTAAAGCCCGGATTTGCTAGAAGGTTTGAACGACGCATGAAAGAAGAAACAGGGCAAGAGTTTAACGACTTTGCCAGCCCTACAGGCGCAGTTCGTTAAGAAATAGTCTCTGTTACAATAAACAACCTTTGGCGGCGGCAGTTAGAACTGTCGCCTTTTTTATTATCAACTTTACGAAGCGTATAAAAGTTAAGGAGAGCAGTCTTGACAGTATCAGGAACAACAACAAGTTTAAGTTTTACAGGGAACGGCAGCACTACGGCATTCGCCGTGTCCTTTCCGTTCCAAGGTACTCTGGCGGCGTCTGAGCTAACAGTTGTCCAACGCACAATCGCAACCGGGGCCGAGGTCACACTAGACTATACAACGCATTACACTGTTGCTGGCGGCAATGGCTCAACAGGTGTCGTTACTGCCGGCACCGCCCCCGCAGACACCGTGCAGTGGCACATCAGGCGAAACACTTCGACAACTCAAACAAGCGATTACGTAGCAAACGATCCTTTTAGTGCTGACACGATTGAAAGAAATTTAGATCGTCAGGCGATGACAGGTCAGGAGCGTGACAGCGATATTGCGGCGGCGTTTAAATTCCCCGATACATATACAGCCGGCGCATCGACAACCATGCCTGAACCTGTTGCCTCGGCATACTTACAGTTTAACGCTGCGGGTACTGCATTAACGACAAGCTCAACGGTGGCAGGGCAAAGTTTAGGTGCGAATGGAACTGTCTCGCTGCCATTTTATTCCTTTTCTTCTGACCCAGATAGCGGCGTATATCGAATTGGTGCAAATAATATTGGTGTTTCGGTAAACGGAACTAAGGCCCTGGATATTGCCACCACTGGTCTGACCGTCACGGGCGCAATTGAAGCTACAGGAGATACAAGTGCATCTGACAACGCAGCCTTCGGATATGACTCAGTTAACGGGGCAATTCTGACCGGCCAGGGCAGTTCAAATGACGTTGTTCTTAAGAATGATGCAGACGCAATTGCTCTCGAAGTGCCAACAGGTTCGCAGAAT